CCACGTTCAGTACGGTAGTGAGATCGCAACTCGTCTTTCTCGTTAGTTCTGTTTTGTAGAACTGCAGATCCAGTTAACCAGTGCTCCATCTCACGAGAGTAACCATTCGCAGCTTTGTATCGCATACGTAAAGAAGGAATGCTTTCTCCTGATCGTGGATCTCTTTGATTATCCATAGGGATACACATACCGAAACCATTGAATTTAAATCCAGTACCACCTAACAAGTCAGGACGGTTAAATAGGTCATAAGTTTTCTTGTGGAAAGTGTAACCACCACGAGTAAACGAGTTGAAACCTAAGTTCAACGCCATGTCTTTATTGTTTGCAAAAGTACCATAGTTAGCACCACCAGCAGCGTAAGCTCCTTGAGAAGCCAATAAGTCGTCAATATCTAAAGATAAGTTAATACCAGCGTAAAGAGCCATCTCTTTTGCACCTCTGTGCTTATCTAAAGATTTTACAGCAGCATCAAAGTCTGCCATTGTAATTGCTGAAGAACCAAGATCCATAGTTTGACCTTTATTTTCAATAAACTTCAATAACCCTTCAGTTGTTGATACGAAAGGAGTAGAAGCATCTGAAGCATCTGTGTTAGATAAAGTTCCATCTCCTGCATCACCTACAATCATTGCAAGTTCACAGTAGTCCATAAATCTTTGGTAAGTATCAGCTTCACCTTGTAAGTACCATAAATATCCAGAACCAAACTCTTGATTATCTACTTTTACATAAACAGCATTAGTTGCTTCAGAACCTGAAACAGAGAAAGATTCTTTAATAATTTGACATCTATTTGAGTACTGAATTACACGTGGTGTAATACCCTCACCTGGTTGATCAGTTCGTTCTGCATAAGCATTACCTACAACACAAAATTTAGTATCTGCACCTGCACTAGATCTAGTACCATTAGATACATTTTTTATAGTAAAATCATGATTTGGTTGAGCTGAATCTGCTGCAGTAACATAATATAATGCACCTGATCCACCCATAATGATGTCACCATCACGAAGAGAAGTATTACCATCACCATCTTGAAATGCAGTATCGCTAATTTCAAAATCACCACTAGAATTTATCACACCTTCAAAAGCATTGTGAAGGAAAGTTTCTTCATAGTGCTCAAATTTTTGAGCTGTTGTTTCTTTTTTAGAACCTAAAAGTTCCATAAGACCAGTAATCCCTTGATTACCGTATCTTTTTACTAGTTGCTCGTCTACATCACGCTTACTTAATACATTGCTGCCATCAGATGATGCTGCTAAAAGAGTAGCACTACTAACGTAGTTTGATGTAGTTGCAACTGCCACATTTGCAGGAGTCGGGCTCATTGCTGGACTCGATCCTAAACTTACTGTTGCCATTTTTTTATATTTTTAAAATAATAATTAATTTTCGTTTTTAACCTAAAATTTGTTTTCTCAACATATCAAGAGTTGTTTGTTGCTTCTGAGGTGCGTCTTGCTTGTCTTGTGCAAATGATGGGTTCTTAATCTCATTAATTACGCTTTCTGTTCCTTTGCTTCTGTACTGATTAGCGACACCTCGAACAATCTTATCTATGTTGTTCAAGATATACATATCTGTATTGAGCTTGTCAAAGTCCCAGTTACCACCTTCGTCTACATACTGATCAAAGAAACTTTCTAGGTCTGAGTTGTACCCCTTGATTTCATTCCTTGCGTCATCATCAAGTTGATAAACAAACTCCTCACCCTGATCGTTCATAGCGAATGATATACCATCTAAGTCATCAACCTCAGCACTCATAGTGCCGATCCATTCTTCTCTATCCTCTTGGGATACAGAAAAATCTTCTGACTCTGTAGGCATAGCATACTCTTCTTTGACCTCGTTAAAGTAGTCTCTAGCAGCTTTAGCGTCCTTCATGAGCTGAACCTTACCAGCGTTCATTTGTCTCTCGTTATACTCCTCTTTGTCCATCTTGTATGTTGTAGCCATGTAATCATTTAACTCAGCTTCAGTTAAATTAGGATTATCTAATCTTAGATACTCCTTTAAGACTGCATCATCAGACACGTTGGATAAATCAACAGTTTGAGTGTTTAGGTAATCTTGAACTGTACGACCAGTGTTTTTAACATACTCATTGATAACTCGAAGCTGATCGCTAGCAAAGTCATCGTAGTCTGCTTGTTCACTTGCTGTGTTAAGATCATCAAATGATGTTAGGTCTCGCCCAAGCTTTTCGCTAAGGTATTGTAAGACAACTTCGTCATCACTGATTTCTTCACCCTCTTCCTGCTGACTAACTTGAGATTCATCAACGTTAGTCTCCTCAGTATTTAAAGAACTTTCTTCAGTATTTAAAGAACTCTCTTCTGTTAAATCTACAACGTTGGAAGGTTCCTGCGTTGTAGGTTGAGACTCAGCTGGTTGGTTTTCATCACCAGTTAAGTCTACAATATTTTGTTGGTTTTGTGGTTGAACAACCTCTCCACCAAGTTTATTTAATAAGTCTTCTCTTATATCCATTGTCTTAAATTTAATTTATGTTATTTTCGCAAATATAATTTATTTTGTATTAATATCAAACTATTGAGATATGTTTTGCTCTTCACCTAAAGGACCTCTACGATCTTTTCTTTGTTCTATAAGTTGAGATTGATTCATAGCAGACTTCTCTTGTATAGCTTTACGAACCTCTCCTTGAATAGACGCAGCACCTTCTTTACCTAAATTACCTAACTCTATCTCTCTTAATCTTCTCTCGTGCTGAGATTGTTCAAACTGCTCTTTTAACTGAAACTCTAATTGTTTTAGTTGCATTTCTGCTTGACTTTTAGCTTGAATACGTGCTTGCTCTATTTGAACCTCAGCTTGCATTTGTTCTTGTTTTAGCTGTGCAGCTTGTTGTGCTGACTGTTGCTGCATAATAGCATTTTGCTCTGAAGCTTGTCTTGCTTGAGCTTGCTGCTCTTCTTGATATTTAGTTCTACGAAGAATAAGCATTTGATTAGCCATCTTAATATTTCTAATAGAACGTATCATTATAGCATCTTCAAGTCTAAGTTCTTTTTGAGCTAAAGAAGTTTGAATATTTTGCTCCATCATTTGTCTTTCTTCTTCACTAGGAGCAACCTCTAGAGTTATACCAAACTCATGTATAGACATCTTTTTCATCATATCTATACTGTGCATTGCAGTATCACCTATGACATTACTATACATATTATGTAAACCTTTATAATTTAAAAGATCTTGCATTCTCATAGATATGCACTGAGAAACTCTTTTTGTAACATTTAAGTAAGCATCGTTTATATCTCTTGTAGCATTATTAGATGCTAACAAAGCTAATTTTTGAACACCTACAAGTGCCTCGCTAGATGGCTGAGAAGCATCACGTGCTTCGTTTACACCAGTCACGTCACGAATCATCTGTAAATTATGATTGTAAACATTTATTAAAGTTCCAAAGTCTCGACCTATACCATTTTCTAATTCAGCAATAGGTACTGCACCTGTCATGTTACCCTCGTCATCTATACGTCTATAGTATATATTACCAGTTTGATCGTATATTTCTTGAAGCTCTAAAGGAGTAAATGTACCACCGTCACCTTTTGATACGTTCTCTAAAGAGCCAATCTCAAAGGCTGCACCTTTAGGTCTAGCTTTAGCAAGAACATGTTGTATTTTAAGGTGAGCTAATTGTATCTGATCAGCAAAAGGAATCATTCTATCAACCAAAGATTTACTCTTCATTTTATAAAGATTAGGCTGATATATAATATATGATAAGTTAGTATCTGATAAGTTAGATTTAGATCTAGGCATGTTTTCCATCATACCATAATTAAATATATAATCTGTATTTATTATATACTTACCAGTATAAACTACCTTTACTGTAGACCCTATATTTTCTCTTTTAGTTTTTGAATTTTTAGGAGCCTTGTAATTAGATGCTTTTTTGTTTACAGAAAAACCACCAAACTTATTTTCTTTTTTCTCGTAGTTTAAAGAGTGACTTGTGATAAACTCAGCATCTAAAACATTAACACTAAACTTATCATAATCATAAGTTTCGTTACCATTATCATAGTAAGCTCTATCACCGTAATTCATAGGGTTATTATTCTTACCTGCATACTCTTTAGCTATCTTTTGATAATCATCCTCACTAAACTGATCTCCAGCTTGCTGCTTAAGGTCAGCTATAGTCATTGAATAAATCTCACCTGCATGTCTAACATTTTTAAAGTCAGGCTTTGATGAATATGAAGTAATGAGATTAGCAGGATCCACGTGCCTAATTGTAACACCCCTAGAAGGAGATAGTTCAATTTTAGAAGAACACAAACCTAAAACAACTAAATCACGAATCATTAATCTTTTAACTTCATCGTAATCGTTTACATCTAAAGTGTAATCTATTGCTTTTTCTAATGCTATTTCTACATTTTGCTTATAGTTTATAGCCATAAACATATCTATCTCTTCAGAGCTTTTAGCAACAAAACCTTTTGGAGCAAGAGGTACGCCAGTTTGATCCTCTAGACTTTCCATAAAGTCTTTGGTAATCATGTCAGCATACATTTGTTTTTTCTTATTTAATCTTTCCTCTGCAGCTACAGGATCTATAGATTTAGCCTTTATGTCATACTCCTGATTAACCATACCATTAACTATGACGTCAACAAACTTTGGTATTATTGATACTGGAGTAAAATCTATATTAAGATAGGCAGTATCGCCTTGCACATCTAACAAGTCCTTATACTTTCCTATGTCTTGACTGCCTTCAGCGTATGCTCTATTTCTAGAGTATCTTATCTTTTTATCCCTATAGTAGACATCTGAATTTTTACTATGATCATAATACATAGCCTTAAAGTAATCAAGACCATACTTAATGTCAGCTTTTTCTTCATTCGTAGCTAAAGGAGAAGGATAGCCATTTAACTTATCTTTTGTATTATTATACATCATGCCTTAATTCTTTTACTATACATCCCCTTAACATTATATTTTTTTACTATAGGATGTGCTTTTTTTATTTCTTTTTTAGGTTTTATATATTTCTGTGAAGCTAGTAAAGCCAATGATGACGATATACTAGCATCGTACTTTGTTCTATTATCTATCTCAAATCTACTCCAATCATCTAAAAGCGTGTTAAAGTAACATCTACCAATCTCTCCTGTATCTGCATTATAACCAACATGGTCATATATGTATGTTGCTATAGCTTCTGCCTGAGCATTAATTACTGCAGCACCCGACCCAGGTATTCCTTTTGTTTTTTGTTTACCTCTACTCCACTCTGTGTGCGTCATGTCTGGTCTATCCATTAAATATTCATAATAACCTCTATTTTCAAAATATTTTAGTATTCCTACTTTATTGTTTTCTACTAATATTTGACACCCATAAAAAACGCACATCTTAATCATATCTTCGTAAAATATTTCTGCTTTAGGTGGTCTATTAATGTATTCACATACAAACTGCATAGACGCATCACTTGACATACTAAACTTATGAAATACATGAGCAGCAGCATCAGACCTTCTACCATCGGTAGTTGTATCGTGATCATAAGGGTCACAACCTGCAACAAGCTGATCTGATTTGCCAGGAAATTTTTTATTAAACCTAGAAGATACAGCGTTTTGATTTTTAACTTCTGGAACCCAAGTAATTTCCCATTTGCCTTTTCTATGTGGTATCCACATAACCTCGCTATCTTGTATGCCATTTTTCCAAACAAACTCTCCTCTTGTCGTAGGAGTATTATTAATCTCGTTGTAATCCATCTGCTGATAAATTCTTTCGACATCAAATATACAACTTTGTGTATCATTTCTAAATGCTTCTTCCACAGTAAAAGGAAACTGTCTTTTAAATTCAGACAAAGCAGTAGTGTCATTTTTTAAAGCTTCCCTTCTATTTTGTATATAATCTCTAGCACCAATGTCAATATACATCTCATCAATACCCATAACTGGTTTATCAGGTGTATCTATAACACTATATCCATACTCATCTATAAAGCCTTCAAGATTATCATAAGCTGGTATAAAAAGTTTATATAAACCACTTTTAGTTCTACCATTAAGATCTTTTTCTTCCATATTAGAATCATAGAATATGTCCTTAAACTCTGCACCACCATCTTGTTGTTTATTAGCAGTAGATCCCATCATGCACTTACCAACCACCTTTCTACCTAATAAAAGACAAGTTTGAGTTACACCCCAGTTTTTCTTTATAGAGTTTTGACCTGTCCACTTACCAGCCTCATCATGCACTAAAAGTTTAAGCTTCATACCGTCATAACTATTATCAGCAGTATTCTTCCAATCTATTATAGAGTTAAGTGCTTCAGACTTTTCTATATGCTTTTGATTTTTTGTAATCTTTTTTGCAGGCTCTCTAAAAGCAAGCTCTACACGAGGATTACTAGAACCATCTTGTATAGGTTGAAAAAAGAATGGGTAGTTTCTATATATACGAACTACCTTATCTGTAAACATAGTTTTAGCATCAGAACCAGTTTTAGATAATAAACCAAAGTTACTATCATAAATCTGCGTAGCTTGATTTACTATTTCACTACTAGCCATGTAAGAAAAACCACTACGTCTGTTTTTAAGAAAACATATACCGTATGAGTTCTTGTCGTTTTTACACGCTTCCCAAAAAATAAAGAACGTTCTGTTGGCATCTCTGTAATCAGGATAACCAACATCTATTTTACTCCACTGAATAAACATATAATGCGATCCAGTAATATAAGTAGGAATACCATTATTATAAAACCATAAACCATCTCTTCTTCTTCTAAACTCCTCCTCTATATAGTCTACATAATCTGTAGCATTCTCTCTTGTTAACCCCTTTGGTATATCCTCCCTAATCCACCTTTGTTGTTTTTTAGGCAGGTTATGATATAGTATATCTTTTTTATATCTAGGTTTTTTTGGTAGAACTATCTTTAAGTTTTCAAACTCTAAGACCTCTCCTTCATTACCCTCTATAAGATATATAGTATCACTTTTTTGCATACCGTTCAGCAAAAGATCCTTTAAAATCTTTTTTCTCTTCTATTAAGGATTCTCCTTCCTTGATTCTATCTTCAAGGTTTTTTATTCCTAAAAGAATTTCTTGACAGTCCTCAAAGCATTCTCTTTTTGCTTTTATAGCCTGTCTTCTTTTAGCATCATCTTCTTCTATTAAAGGTTTGCTTATCTCTTCTATAAGAAGATCTACAGCTCCCTTACTCGCTTCTATTAACTTCTCTAAAGTTTTAAGAGCATAATCTCTATTCTGCTCTTTCATAAACTGCTAAGACATCAAAATTACGCATGCGAAGAAGTTTCTGACCATCTATATCCATATCATATTCAGAGTTTTCACTCCACATGACTCTATCACCTTTACTTACACCTTGGTCTTTCATCCAGTCATTTATTATAACTGCTTTTCCATGAAGCTCTACTTCAGATGCTGAACTTTCTAAAAATATTCCAGACTCAGATTGCTCTGGCTCTTTCATCTCTTGCTCCATAAAATTCCATACTCCTACAGGAATATATTCATCTTCTCTTTTAACAAGGTATATTTGATCTGCAGAAGCTTGATATATATTATCCTTGTCAGCATGCTTAACATAATTTGTATCTGTCGCTACAAAATGATGAAACCAAACTTTATCACCTTCTTGTATTCCAGTTTCTTTAGTGTCTTGCATTGGTGTTTTATACACCGTACCATATTGCCTTGCTAATCTCATAGGATCGTAAGATGTATCTCTATACAATTCTACACCGTTTAACATTATAGTATCTTCTGTTTCTTTTTCTACCTCTATCCAGTAGATGTCTTTAATTGGCTTCATTTTTGCTTATATTTACTTTTACTATTTACTTAACTTCGTACTCTTCTTCCAGTACTGCAGTATTATATTCTATAGCAGTTGGTTGAGAAAAAAACCTTTTCCAAGGTCTTGAAAACTCCTCTTCATCTTTTTTTATATATACATCATACACTACTTGTTGATGTTTATACCAAGCCGCTTCGTCTTGAATTATTGCGGTGACTTCTAGTGAACCTCCAAGCATCTTTTGACCTACCTGATAAGTCAGTCCTTGCTTTAAGTCCCCTATTGTTATTTTTCTTATAATAGGGTTTATTGCCTCCATTTTTCTTTAATTTAAATTTATTATATATTTTACTACTCGAATAAATCTCTTGATATTTTTACATATCCTACTTGCATACCTCTAGTTGCAGCACTTAAAGCCTGAACTCCCACAAATGGTAATAAATCTATATCGTCAGTCATAGCTAAAGACTTAATGTTACTAAGAGGCTGGGTCGCTCCACCTGCTGTTGCAGTAGTAACTAGACCATGCTTTATATTATTTACAAAAACACTAATTTGTCTATTTCCATCAATAGATATTCTTAATTGGTAAACAGTATTAATTTCAACCGTTACTCCTAAATTTGTTATAAAATCTGTACCACCTACACTATATACAAAATGTAAATTACCATTTGTTGTTAAAGCACCTAAATCATCATCAGTAGCATACAAAAAATAAGCTTGATCTGCATCTGTAGCATAAGTACCAACTTCTGTTAATTTTAATCCAGCCCATATAGCAGCATTAGTTATAGTACCCGATGTGGATATACCACAAGAAAACTCAATAGAGTTTTCTGTACCAAAAGGAACAGATGACCAAGCTGAAGAATCTACATTAGCTGGCATTTCAGTTTCTGCATCTCTAGTTGTTAAAACAGTAAAATCATTATCAGTACTTCCTGTAGCTAATTTAATACCAGCAAAACCATTAGAAGGTCTACCTGTATTTCCTGATAATTGAACACCACCAGCACTAGTACCACCTAAAACAAAATTTTGATTAGGAGTAATATAAGGATCTATTACAAAAAATAATTTAAACGTTTGAGAGGCAACATCAGTTCCATTAGTACCAACTCTAATTTTACAACTACCATCAGCTATATCATGAACCATTACATTAATCATAGCATTATCAGCTATAGTTTGACCATCTTGTAAAGTAACTAAAACTTGAGATGTTGCCCCGTATATATGATCATTATTAAAAGTAAACTCTACAGTATCTGTAGCAGCTAAATCGTGTGCTTGCATCGTTATTAAGCCATATTTAGCATTTAAAGTTACAGCAGTAGTTGCATCAGTAGCTTGAGATACTTGAGCATCTGTTATACCTAAACTTGGAACTTTTTCAAAATATTCTATAAGTTCAAATCTATCATTTGATTGAGAAAGTGATCCAGAAAGTCTAAGATTACCATTTTTATCTAATGTCATTGAAGTAGCCTGGCTGGTAGTAAACAACATAGAGTCGTCAGAGTGATCATAAACTATCCGACCTACCTTGTTATCATTTACATCACCGAAAAATATATTACCTGAAGCAGTGTCTCCAGATAAAATAGACAAACCTGCATCTGCTGAGTTTTCTAGGGTTAAAAGATTAGCAGCAGTATTAGCAGTTACAGATCCTGCACTAATAGACATTACATGAAGTAAACCATCAGGAGCATCACCTGCAGTACCAATACCTACCTTTAAAAACTCTGCTTTATCTGTAGATAACTTCATAGATGTTATAACCCCAGAACCACTCTCCATAGAAACTAACGAAGTATCTACTATCTCAGCAGAACTTTGTACTAGCTTTTTGTATGTAGATGATATTGACTTTCCTTTTAACGTAGACATTTTATTTTTTTCTTATTTTTTCTATAGACCTACCAGCAAAGTAAGCTCCATATACTGTTATTAATAATGTTTGATATATAGGTATGTAGCTTTCTTGAATGACAAATTCACCTATATTTCCGTCAAACACTGACAAAACTACAAAAATTGCAGTTAAAAATATACATATTAAAGGTCGTATATTTTTAGAAAGCCAATTATCAGACTTCATGTCAGCCTCCCAACGTCTAGTGACTTGTTCTTGTGCTTGTGATTCAGCTTGCATAAGAACTTCTTCCATCTTACGCTTTGCCTCTAATCTCTCTTCTTCAGAGGTGCTAAGGTTATCTATTACATCTCCAACCTGCTTAACAACACCTCCGCCTAAAAAGTTTAATAACTTACTCATAACTACACTAATTTATAAGCAGTGTCTCCATCATCATCTTTATAAGCCTCTAAAACCTGCATTCTATTACTGTTCTTTTTTAAGGATATATGTATCCAAGAAAAATCAAACTCATTTATTATTTGATCAAACTCTATCCCTGAATCTAATACCCAATCATAAATAACCTTGTTATTCATTTTTCCACCACTCCAGTACTGCAAATCCAAAGCCTCAGCCTTACTATGTTGGCTGCGAGATGACCCGCCAATAGCTTTATTGAGTTGCGGACTGCGATAACCACTACTAATACGAATAGGACCAATAGCGTCACGCATAGGTTGAATAAGATTATCGATAAGCCTTTGCATGTTTTCCAAATGTTTTTCAGACATTTCATTACTAATACCTAATCTTTTTGCTGTGTTACTGTGTTCTATCTCTGCACGAGAAAAATTTTTACTTAACTTCATAATTTATATTTAAAATGCTTCCATTACTATTTCATCTATAGAGTTTTGAACTTCACCCTTAGTAGCCTCCATAGTCATCATTATATTTGCTTGAAATCTTTTTACTTCTTCGTTATTGTTGAATATAACAATAGTAGGTACAACTACTATTTTATATTCTTTAGACCATCTTGAATCTGTAGTAATATCCACCCTTTCTGTTTCACAGTCTGTTAACTTTGACAACCAGCTAACCTCATTAGATTTATTAAAACTAGCATTAAACTCAACAGCTACCATACCGTCAGAAAAATCTTGACACATAGCTGAAAGGGGTAATAAAAATAATATTAATAATTTTTTCATATTGCTATCTTAACGGTTACTACACCTAATGTTGCTCCTATTGTGTTTGCTAACATATCTTCCCAATTAGAGTCTCCATTTTTTATATCGTACATTTCTTTTCCTGCTCCTATAAGTAATGATACTCCTAGACCAGACAGTAAAGCATGTTTTTTATTATTTGTTTTATTATAAACTATAGTAGATACTATAGAACTTATTACATAACATCCTGCTGCATGAAGTTGTTTGTCTTCTGCGACAGAAAAATCTTTAACAGCATTTAAAGCAGTATTAAAATTATTAGCATTACTTGCTGGTAAATGTTGTGCATTTACGGTTGCCGCTATAATAATTAATAATACTAATGCTTTTATCATTATTTTAATTTATCAATTTTATCTTCCATACGAAGCATCTGAGTTTTGATCTCTTTAACATCGTCTTGTGTAGTCATAATAGTTTGACGTATAAGCTGATCTTTCATGTCATACTCCATACGAGTTATTTCTGGATCAGGAGGTAAAGGTAGCTCTTTAGCATCTGCTATATCATTTTGCAGTGTAAACCACATTCCAACCAATGTAAATATAAGAACAGCAATACCTGCTAGTGTTTTTAAACTTATATTAAATGATGTTTCTTCGCTTAATTCTTTTGCCATTTTTAAAATATTACATAATTAAGACCAACGCTAAAGTTGTGCCATTGTCTATTCCAATACTTATTATATCTTCCTTCCACAAATATACCTAAACTTTTATTAAATCTGTAACCATATATTAACCCAAGAGAATAATCCACCCATTGACCATTATTAAATTTATGATAAGAGTATATATTATCTGTATCTAAGTGATAAGGCATGATGTTTCCCCAAGTATGAAACCAAAAATCTTTTGTAAAGTGATAGTAGTCTAAACCTAATACAAAAGAATACTCTACAATATTAGATATAGAGTTTCTTTGTTTTTCTACATAATTATTTATAACTTGTGGTATAACAACTTCCTCCCAAACTTCTTGACTGTTAGCTACAAGCTCTCCGTCAGGTGAAAAATATTCTCCCCCTAGGGTGATGTTGTATCCTTCCTGAATAGCAAGGTATGTATAATGCAAAGTACCATTATCTAATACCCAATCAGAAAGAGGATCAAATCCGTAAGGTTCGGCAAGTCTTTGTACTAAACCCCCGTTGAATGAAAGCTTGCCTTCCCTTACTTTTAATCTAAATCTTTCAGATGCTTCAAAATATTTTATATCAGCAAAACCATCCTCTAAGTACTCTACTTTAGCAACCCAATTATCAGCTACATATCTAACAAAGTGATGTTGATTAGTGTAGTTTATACCTAAACGCCTTACAAAATCAGCCTCAAACAAATACTCAAAACCATCTACTCTACCTATTGTAGCCGCATCACTATATGAGTTTTCTGTACCATTGTAAAAAGTTAAGGCTCTATTTTCATAACCAAATCTTTTTATCTTTCTAAGACCTACAGAAAAAGTATAATCAAAAGGTGTTTCTATTACGTCTTCTTCAAGAGCTCCTGATGTTACAGACCAAACTTGATTATCTCCTAGTGATGTTCCACCATTAACTGCAGCATAAAATGTAGAATACTTAAATATTTTATGTAATCCCTGGGAATTTCCTATTAAAGGAATGAATAATAATACTAGTAATAATTTTTTCATCTCTTTAATACTTTTGCATTTGTAGTGCTACCTTCATATATTACACTAAAATTATATACACCTGAAGGTAATAAGCTTACATCCAACTGATTTAAACCTTTATGTGTTTGATTTTGTTTTACTTTAATAACAAGCTTACCTGTTATATCATACACTTTTATTGCTACAGGTTCATTTACTAATACGTTTAAAACATCTCCCATAGGATTAGGATACATAACTATATCATGTCCTCTAAGTAAATCTCTTGTGTCTAATGGACTATTTTCTGAGCAACTCCAATATAACTGTTGACACTTATCATCCCAAGCATTGTTACAACAATAAGGATCTATCATAATAACCCAAGAATAACAGGTATCGTTTAACCAGTATGGTACTCCAGGTCCTCCAATACATCCTGCATCATACAAACAACTTCCATCGTCTGTATTATAAACAGAATTATAATTATGCGCAAAAGGATCCATACAACCTTCCAGAACATCTATACAACCTCCATTATCTGTGTTAGCTAAAATATCGTAATTAAAAGCTGTTTCATCTGTACATCCATACACTACATCAACACAAGAAAAATCTTCTGTGTTGGCTTCAGCATTGTAATTAAAAGCATTAGGATCTGTACATCCAGGATTTATTGGGATGCAAGATTCATTATCTGTGTTAGAAACAGGGTCGTAATTAAAAGCAGTATTATCAGTACACCCAAATATAAAAGGGATACAATTATCGCTTGCTGTATTCGCTTCATCATTATAATTATACATTGTGGGGTCCATACACCCTATTATAACAGGAATGCAGCTACCATCATTAACATTAGATTCTATATCAAAATTAAAAGCACTTGGGTCTGTACACCCAGGAATAGGGTATATACAGTTATCATTATTTACATTAGCTGTGCTATCATAATTAAGAGCTAACTCATCAGTACACCCAAAATATAGACAAGACTCATCCGCTGTGTTAGCTTCTATATTATAATTCCAGGCTTCTTGATCCATACAACCCACAACCACTGCCACACAACTTTCGTCATCTACATTAGCAATTGAGTAATAATTAAATGCGAAGGGTGAGGTACAACCCTCTACAATCTCTATACAGCTTCCATCATCTGTATTAGCTTCTAGATTGTAGTTTAGTGATTGTTCATCCAAACACCCATAAACTTTTGGTACACAATAATCACCACAAAAAGGCATTGCATCATATACGTGCCAAAAAGGTGGTTTATATGCTTTAAGTGCTCCTTGTCCATTATTAGAAAATGGAAATACTCCACCCTGCAATGTTATATCATTGTTTGAGTTTATAAGTCTAAATGAATTGTGCATAGTTTGAAATGCAACTTCTTCAGGAGGAGTTTGTGCACTAGCTATTTCAAAGTAGTATACTTTAACATTTTTATCTGTTTCTAATGTTACATCAAACTCTTGAGAGTAAGATCCAGGTTCCATAGTATATATACCAAGAATACTATCTTCTTGTGCAACACCTATATAACAATCACCCCAACCATCACCACCATCATCCTCTATAATAAGGGTGTAACTACATGTAGGAACTATTTCATTTAGTGTAGCAGTAGGATTATAATTAAAAGAGTTAGGATTTATACAACCTAATGTGTGTAATATCTCACATGATCCATCATCAAAATTAGCAAACGGACTAAACTCTATATATGTATTATTTGTGCATCCTTCTACTATAGGTATATCACATTGCTGCAGCCATATAGGTCCTGAATATGCAGTGTTACCAAAAGAGGCAGAGTCTAAAGACCAAAGAGTATCTAAACTACCACAAGGCTCTGCATCACCAAGTATTATAAAATCTCCATCTGTACCTCCACTATATAAAGATCCTTCTAAGCCATCACCATAAGTATCACTCAATATAAGCTCCACCCCAGACTCAGGCACACATAAATCATACACAATAGTTTGATTTGCTTGTTCGTAAGAGTATTCTCCTGCTACAATACTTTCTACAGGCTCACCATTAGATAAATTTGTAAGTGTCCAACCTGTTTCACTTGGATACTGATCTAATGTAATCTTAAGAATCATTTTAGCTTCACCATCAGAGCAACTTAATCCTATACAGCTATTATTATCAAATTCAGCCCAAGGATTAAAATTAGGTGCTTCAGGATTAGTACAACCATAAACACCCTCAGGTGGTGGAGGCAAAGGTGGTAAAGGTGACTCACAGTCTCCTGCATCATAACCTAACTCTTCACAATTAAGATTAATAGGTACATCATTCCAAGTATATGATCCGTCATCACAAAACCCATCACCTAGCCAATCTTCAGGAGCTTCATTTCCTTCACAATCTATAAATAAACTATCTTGAGAATGTGCGTTTAAAGATATAAGTAGTATTAAATAAAATATTTTTTTCATTACGCATTTCTTACTTTTCGGGCTACTTTTTTACTATATTTTGCAAATTGTTTACCTTTTTTTCTAGCTCTTTTTTTAGCTCTATTTGTAGCAGCTTTTTCACTAGGACTTAAAGATTCTCTAACAGATTTAGGTAGGTATCTACCTCTTTGACTTACAGGTTTTTTCTCGTCTTCTTTACTAACATAATCCCAATCCTGATCTCCCCAATCTTTTAAACTTTTTTGTGATTTTCTTAAAGCCTTCATTAGTTTCTATAGCCACCTCCTGCAGCTTTATAAGCTTTAGCTAACATCTGAGCTTTTCTAGCAGACCACTGACCTGGAGCTCCACCTTTTCCTCCAGCCTTTATTCTATTGAATATACGCTTTCTCATGCCAGGTTTTGTGTAATTACCTGCTTTATTTACAGTGCTACCTTTTTTAGCTTTTTTTATTGCTCGTGCCATATTACCATTTAATTTTATCAGACCAATAAGCTGCAGAAAATATACCCCTAGCTATATCTTTACCATGACGTGCTTTAAATGAAGCTCTTTTTTTCTTCATTTTATCTGACTCACCTTTTTTTGGTTTACCTGCAGTTCCAGACAATGTACCTACCTTTTTACCTTGCTGACCAAAACGTATTGTTTTAATCTTATTAC